AGTCTTTCTCCTGGTCATTGTCCAGCATTGCCTTGAAAAAATTGATTGAAAAGGTCTTGCAATCTCGACAAAAATAGTGTATAATATGTTCAGTTGAATACGGTGAGTCCGGAGTTTGCCGCCCGGGTTTCCTCGTGTGAATTGGTTTCACATGGGAAACCTGGGCGTTTTATTTTGTTCATTGTGCGGAGGTAGACATGAATACGAAAAGCATCTTTCTGAGCAAAACGTTCTGGTTTAACCTGCTGGCCCTTCTGGTCATTGTGGCCAATGTCTTTGGTTTTGCCGAGTTTTCGCGCGACCCGATAGTTGACCAATATGCGCTGGTGATTGTCACCATCGTGAACATCGTGCTCCGGTTCGCGACCAAGCGGCCGGTGAAAGTGTGAATGTGCGATGGGTGCGGACATCAAAGACATCATCAATCTTGGTCTGTTGCCCTTTGTGCTCTACATGGCCTGGCTGTTCTGGATCGCGCTCCAGAAATCGAACGACCGCTATGCCATGTTGCTGGAGCGGCTGATTGCGGTAGTGGAGAACAACACGCGGGCCTTTCGGGACGCTGAGGCGCGCAGCCAGGAGATGTGTGACTCGCTGCGCAAACACGAAGGGCATGTAGACGAGATTGAGGACAAGATTAACACAATGGCAGCGACGCTGCACGACGTGAACATTAAAGCGACGCGGATTGAGGCCCATGCCAAGAAGAATGTCGAGTAAGGCTAGTCTTTATTGACGGACTGGACAGTTAAAAATGGCGGACTATAGCGGACTAAGTGCAGACCGAATAATCCAGGAGATCGCGCGGTTCAATGGCAATATCGCCATGGTTGCTCAAGCCATGCACTGTTCGCGTCAGACTATTTATAACTACATCAAAAAACATCCGTCTATCGAGGCCGCACTGCGTGATGAACGTGAACGCATGATTGACAACGTGGAATCGCGGCTTTACAAGGCTGCGCTCGACGGCGAGGCGTGGGCTGTCTGTTTTTTCCTAAAAACGCAGGCCAAACACCGCGGCTACATTGAACGCGCTGAAATCACTGGGGCTGAAGGCAACCCGATTGTGGTGAAGTTTGTCACCAAAGACGATTGAACGAAAGATCGAACTTTACAAAACACAAGCCGAGTTCGTGCAATGCGCGGATAGGTTTACGGCGTTTATCGGGGGCATCGGCTCTGGCAAGACCTATGCTGGCTGTGCGAAGGCGATTGTCAACCTGGCCAGGCCACGCACGTTGGGCATGATTGTCGCCCCGACGTATCCCATGTTGCGTGACGCCACACTGCGGACGTTCCTGGACATGGCGGGCGATATGGTCAGGGATATGCACAAAACGGTTATGATTGCCGAAATGTGCAATGGCAGCGAGGTGTTGTTTCGCAGTGCCGATGACCCGGACAGGCTGCGCGGGCCGAACCTGCATTGGGCCTACATAGACGAGGCAGCGTTGATTGCGCCGGAAACGTGGGAGATTGTCATTGGCCGTCTGCGCGCCGACGGCCAGGCTGGGCCATGTTGGGTGACGACCACGCCGAAAGGTCGGAATTGGTTATTTGAACGCCAGGATCAGATGACGGTGTTCCGCGCCAAAACGCGAGACAATCCGTATCTCGACCGTGAGTTCATTGCCAGCTTAGAGGCAGCCTATACTGGCGCATTTGCCAGGCAGGAACTGGAAGGTGAATTTGTTTCGTTTGAGGGCCTGGTTTATGAGGAATTCGAGCGCAGCGTGCATGTGGCTGCGGGCCCGCCGAATTTTGTCCGTGTGGTGGCCGGTGTAGATGAAGGCTACACCAACCCGGCGGTGATTCTGGTCATCGGTATTGATTCTGATGGGCGTGCACACGTGATTGAGGAATTCTACCGGCGGCGGGTGTTGCAGGGAGATGTAGTGGCAAGGGCGAAATCGCTGCATGACCAATACCGTTTTGAGATGATGCTGGTTGATCCCAGCGCGGCGGGGCTGATTGCCGAGATGCGCAATGCGCATCTGCCTGTCCGAGAGGCGGACAACGCTGTCCATGACGGCATTCAGCGCGTCAAGGCGCGCCTGGCCCGCGCCGGCGATGGACGCCCGCGGCTCACCATCTCGCCCTCGTGTGTCAATCTGTTGGCTGAGATAGAGAGCTATGTTTGGCGTGAGGGCAAGCAGGGCGTGAAAGACGAGCCGGAAAAAATCAATGACCATGCGATGGACGCGCTGCGTTATGCCGTGATGTACATTGACCGCGGCGTCGCCAAGTTGAGCGCGGCGCGCAATCCATTCTACGGGTGAAATTGCCATGCCTGGTGTAACGCAATATCTGTTTGAGGGCCCTGAGCTATACGACATTGAAGCGGCGTTCGAGGCTGAACGCAACGAGCGCGTCCAGCGTATCAGGCGCAACTGGAACTACTACAATGGGGCTATGCCTGAGCCGCTGAAGGTCGGGCAGGATGGCGTCAATCCCAACGTGCTTTTTCCGAAAATCGGCCAGGTTGCCGACCGCGTGGTTAGCTTCCTGCTGGGCGACGGCGTTGAGTTCGACTCTGGTGGCGATGATGAACAGGACACCACTGACGACGTGTTGGCGCAGGTGTGGTTGGACAACCACAAAAACCGTTTGCTGTACAACATCGCTCTCACTGGTGCGTTGGCTGGTCACGTTTTCGTGCGCGTTGAGCCACGGCCTGACGGATCCCCGCTCATCACCAACCTGAACCCAGAAACCTGTGCCGTGTTTTGGGATGTCTCCGATTATAAGCGGGTGCTGTGGTATCGTCTGCAATATCAGGTCAATGAGACTGGGCCGGGCAAGCGCATTGATTATGTGCAGGGTCGTTTCGCCAATGGGCAATTCGACCACCAGGTAGAAGGCGAGTGGTGGGAGGTGGTCTATACCACGCGCGGCGGCTACGGAGCGAAATGGGAACTGGTCGGCCAGCCACGTCTGCTTGACCTGGAGTCTGCGCCGCTGGTGGATTGGCAGAACCTGCCCAATCCGTTTGGCTATTACGGCTATGACGACGTGTCAACAGCGGTGCGCCTCAACGCGGCGTTGAATTTTGTCGCCAGCAATTTCAACCTGGTGCTCATGCACCATGCCAGCCCGAAGACGGTGGGGATCGGCTTCGACGCTGGCGAGGTGGTCACGACTGAGGTCGGTGGCCTGTACACCATAAACAAGCCGCGCGGCGAGGTTGACCTGTTCAACTTGGAGATGCAGAGCGACCTGAGTTCATCGGCGCGGTTTATGGAGATGCTCGATGAGGAGATTTGGCACAGTGTGCGGATGATTGACCCGCGTACTCTGAAGGACAAAGTGGGCGCGTTGACGAATTTTGGTTTGCGGGTGATGTTCACTGATGCGTTGAAGAAGACTGAGACCAAGCGCGCGCTGTACAGCGACGGCCTGGAGCGGCTGTGTCGGCATATCCTGACGGTGATGGGCGTCGCCGCGCCGCAGACGATAGAGGTCATCTGGAGCGACATCTTACCTGAGAGCGTCCAGGAACGAACTGAAACTGTGTTGCGGCGGTTGGAGGCCAAGATTATTGACCTGAAGACGGCGCGTGAAGAGCTCGGCTACGACCACGAGAGATTGAGGAACGCATGGCAGAGGTTGGGCAGAACGAGACCAATCTGGGCGAGATTCTGTTGCGCAATTTTGAGCGAGGGGCGGTATGAGATGAGTTACGCGCGGTTTGGTGAGTTCAGTGACGTGTATATCTGGGGCGACGGCGAATACTTGTTTTGTGACCTGTGCAAGCTGAACGACCGGCGGGTGCAGCGTTTTGCGTCTCGCCGTGAGATGCTAGAACACCTGTTTCAGCATCGGCGGATTGGTCATCTCATTCCTGATTTTGCGATTGAGCGGCTGGAGTATGAGATTGACCAGTACGGTGACGACTATGCTGCAACGGCCAAACAGTCGTCTGCCGATTATGGCCGGCAAATATTGGCTAACCTGGAGGAGATGATTGGCGACTCCGCTTGAGGTGGCTGAGCAATTCCGCAAACGGATATTGGCGAATGAACGGCAATCAGCCATGCGGTTGGTGCGCGCCTATGGTGGTGTCTACCAGCAGATTTTGCCGCAGATTGAGGCGTTGACGTTGGAGTTGGAGGCCACGCCCAACATTTCGCTCTGGAAGAAAGTCAAACTGCGGCGGCTGAAAGACTTAAAGCGGCAGATCGAGCTTGAGGTGGGCCGTTTCTCGACTTTCATGGAAGGCGATCTGCGTGAGGGTATTTTCCGCTCGATTGACCTGGGCGGGCAATATTCGCGGGCGATGGTCGGGGCGTTTGTGCCTGGCGTGCGCATCCGCTGGAACAAGCTCTCCAGCGAAGCAATTGAGATGCTGTTGGGCTTTATGAGCGAGGGGTCGTCTCTGCGCCAATCGCTCGACGCACTGGGGCCAGGCATCGCTGACCTAGTGGAAGAGAAGCTGACGAAATCGTTGGCGTTGGGCATGAACCCGCGCCGCATTGCTGCTGAATTGCGCGGCGCGGTGGGGCAGGGGTTAACCTGGGCGTTGCGTACCTCACGCACGACGCAGCTATATGCCTACCGCGAGGCGACGCGGGCCAACTACGTCGCCAACGGTGACGTGGTGCAGGGTTGGCGTTGGCTGGCGGCGAAGGACAGGCGGACGTGTCTGGCTTGTCTGGCTATGGACGGCCGGGAGTTCCCGTTATCGCAGCCGCTGGAAGACCACTGGAACGGACGTTGCACGATGGTGCCGGTGTTGATTGGCATGGAGCGCGTCCAATTCGAGACGGGCCGTGAGTGGTTCGAGAAGCAGCCAGAGGTAGTGCAGCGGGCCATGATGGGCAAAGCCAGGTGGAAAGCCTGGCGTGATGGTAAGTTCGAGTTCGACCAGCTGGCCGTGCGCAAGCTTGACAAGGCATGGGGGCACATGCAGTCTGAAGCGACGCTGAAGGAATTGCTGGGAGAGATGAAAAATGCCGCTTAGGAAGGGTCGCAGCAAGAAAGTGGTGTCGGGCAATATTCGTCGGCTGATGCACGAGGGATACCCGCAGAGGCAGGCGGTTGCTATAGCATTACGTAAAGCTGGCAAAGCCAGAAAATCAACGCGACGACGGCGGTAACAGTCGGTGGAGGTAATGATGGCAGAGGAAACAAACCAGGCGGTAGAAACGCCGCCGGCGGACGTGACGCCTAAAATCACGGAAGACCAGGCGGGGAAGACGTTCACACAGGCTGAGCTTGAGGCGTTGCTTGCTGAACGTTTGCGCCGGGAGCGGCAGAAGTA